CCCCCCCTCTTTTTTAGCCAGCATCTGATCGGCGCTCCGTGGCAGAACACCCCCCGTCATGGGACCCGCGCAGTGTCTTTATATATAGGGGGCAGTGTGGTATGGGCGGGGAATCAAAAGGGAGACTAGAATGACCGAAGAGACCTCCCCCAACGACCATTACCGGCAAGGCGAGATCGAGTGCATTGACGCCATCCGCGCAGCCCTGACCGACGAGGAGTGGCGCGGTTACTGCAAAGGTAATATCATCAAGTACACGTGGCGCGAGCGACACAAAGGCGGCGACGCCTCGCTGGTCAAGGCAGAGGACTACCTCCGCTGGGCGATGGCAGGTAAGGCAGAGGACAAGCGATGAACCCGATGGCTATCGTAGCGCTACTGGCGGTCCCTCTTTATTACTGGGCTGACCGGCGTGTCGGGTCTGGTGGCCCTAACGTCCTTGGTCCTCTGGGTGGACGGAGCGTCGGCTTCCTCGGCGGAGCCCTTGGCGGGGCACTTCTTGGCTATGTCGCCGCTGGTCCTGCGGGCGCAGTCCTTGGACCCTTCTGGGCGGTTTACCGCTCGCTGAACTTCAAGCACGGAGCCCTGACGCCAATCGACAACAAGGAGAGGGTCAACGCCTTTCTCCGCCACGCAATCGCCATGCTGGTAGCGGTCCCTATCTTCTTCCTCGGCGGGCATTGGGTTACGGCTCTCGTGGCCATGGTAGTCTATGCCGGGGTGGCGTCTCTGCTGGCGTTCGACCTTGGGGACCGGCTGATTGAGTGCAGCCGCGATGGCGACCCTTGGAACGACGAGTGGAACAACGAAGCTGAGCGCATCCGGGGTACGGCCTACGGCGTAGCCTTCGCAGTCACGTGCATTGTAGGCGCACTATGGTGACCAAAGAGGTCCAGTGGTTCTGGCGCAGGCTGTTTACCTTCCTGTTCGTCGGCATCAACACCGCCACTATTGGGTGGATCGTCATCAAGCTTGACGAGCCTGATGCTCTGAAGTGGATTGGGCTGGGCCTGATTACCGCCAACATCCTGCTGGCCTTCGTTTACATGGCGGGGGCGACCCTCGTGGACCTGACCCGGATCAAGGCCGAGGTCATCAAGACGGCGGAAGAGGTCAAGGAGATCATAGATTGAACAGGTACGTGTTTCCTGCCGCTGCTATCGCCGTGGCTGTGCTGATAGCACTGGTTCTCTTTCTCCGGCACCAACTCCAGACCGCGACAGCCAAGGCCGAGGCGGCGACCGCCCAAGTGCAGGTCGAGCAGGAAGCCAGCCAAGAAACCGAGGCGTTACGCCAACAGACCATCATTATAAGGGAGCGCGGCAATGTGGCCGTCCAACGTATCTATGAGACACCTGACGCTGAGACGCCCGTGCCTGCTGGCGTCCTGTCTGCTTGGCGCTCTGGCATTGACGGCGTGCGCGGGAAAGAGACCCCCAAGCCCGGTGATCCCCCAGCCGTTCCGTGAGGCGTGCGTGGGTCCGAGTACACCTGTGGTTACGATAGCAGACCTAGCGGCGTTCTCGGTGCGGCAAGAGGTCGCAATCCAAGAGTGTGACGCCAAGCGTGCCGGTCTCGTAAGACTGCTTGAGCCCCCGGCGAAGAAGCCGTGGTACCAGTTCTGGAGGAAGTGATATGACCAGCCGTAGCCTTTTTGACTTGCACCCAGACGTCCGTGACATGGCGGCAGCGCATATCGCAGCGTGCAAAGCTCAGGGTATCGACCTGTTGGTGACGAGTACCTACCGCTCCACTGCCGAGCAAAACGCACTCTACGCGCAGGGTAGAACCAAGCCGGGTAAGAAGGTGACCAACGCCAAGGGTGGCCAGTCCTTCCACAACCACCGCCTTGCCTACGACGTCGTACCTCTGCGCAACGGGAAGCCTGTATGGGGGACGACCGGCGAGGACGGCAAGCTGTGGCAGCGCGTCGGAGAACTTGGTGAGGCTGCCGGACTGGAGTGGGCTGGGCGGTGGACCAAGTTTCGCGAGTTCCCCCACTTTCAGTACACGGGCGGCAAGCCGCTTTCCTACTTCCAGAACGGCGGTCGGCTGGAGGCTTGACCCCTAACGCTGATGGGCTATGCTCCTGTTCTCACGCTTCGGCGTGGGTGGCGACCCTGATAACCCACTCCAATGAATTACCCGCCGTCAGCGTGCTGTCGGTTCGAGGGCCGGGGGCAACCTCGGCCCTTGCCATTTGTCGATGTGCCTGTAGGTTGATGGCACGACCAAGTCGGGCTAGGGGTCGGGATGGCGTTGGTCCGCTGTCTCGGCCCTTTCTTTTTCTTCTTGTCTACATCTACGAGCGCACGTATAGCGAAGGTCTGCTTCCCCCAAACCGGACGCTGCACCTATGCCAGTTGTAAAGATCGAGCCTACGGCGGAGCATCCGCTCCCCTACCGTATGGAGGACGAAGAGCCTTCGACCTTCCTCGACGAACTGACAGTTGCAGCCAACACAGCGGACTTCTTGGAAGGGCTTGGAGTTCTTCCGGAAGTCGACCCGGTAACTCTGGAGAGGGAAAAGGCGTTCATGGACGCCGTGGCAAAGCAGCAACAGAAGGCCCCCCTTAAGAATTACCCCACGGCACTGGCAGCAAGCGCGTTCCTTAAGCAGTACGGACAGGCTTTGGCCGCTGACGTGGTGCAAGTCAGAGCGGCACTGACAAACAAGCTGCTGGAACTGGCGGACTGCGGGGAACCCAAGTACGAGCTGAAGGCCATCGAGCTGCTGGGTAAGCACTCGGACATCGGGCTCTTTACCGAGCGCAGCGAGATCAACATCAACTACAACTCGCCGGAAGCGTTGGAGAGCGCCATCACCGCCCGGGTTAAGCGCCTGCTCAACGCAGACATTATAGATGTCACGCCCGTGGGCCTCGACCTCGACTACGAGCTGAGCGTGTTTGACCCCAACGCTGGCGAGGAAGAGCCTGCCGAGGAAGAGAAAGAACCCGTCGAGTATGACGACGAGGACGACGAGTGAATATCTCCCTCGCGGACATCCCCAAGATTCTTCCGCTCTTGCCCCTACAAGAGCAGGAGGTGCTGCTGGCCGAGCTGGAGCGGCTTCAGGAGCTTAAGGATCGCAAGCTCAACCAGACCAAGTACATCCCGTTCGTCAAGGCCATGTGGCCGTCATTCATTGCTGGTCGGCACCACGCCAAGATGGCGGAGGCTTTTGAGCGCGTAGCAGACGGTACCTGCAAGCGGCTGATAATCAACATGCCGCCCCGGCATACCAAGAGCGAGTTCGCCAGCTACCTCCTGCCCGCGTGGTTCCTTGGGCGGTTTCCCGGGAAGAAGGTCATCCAGTGCTCGCATACCGCTGAGCTTGCCGTGGGCTTCGGTCGTAAGGTGCGGAACCTCGTAGACACCGAGACGTACCAGAAAGTGTTCCCGGACCTTGTGCTAAGTGCGGACTCCAAGGCGGCTGGCCGGTGGAACACTTCCAAGGGCGGCGACTACTTCGCCATCGGTGTCGGCGGTGCGGTGACGGGTAAGGGCGCTGACCTGCTCATTATTGACGACCCGCACTCTGAACAGGAAGCGGCACTGGCCGAATCCAACCCGGACATCTACGACAAGACCTACGAGTGGTACACCTCCGGCCCCCGTCAGCGCCTTCAGCCGGGCGGAGCCATCGTCATCGTCATGACGCGGTGGTCCAAACGTGACCTGACCGCGCAGGTAATCAAGGCCGCAGCCCAGCGAGGCGGGGAAGAGTGGGAGGTCATTGAGTTTCCGGCCCTGCTCCCCAGCGGTAATCCCCTGTGGCCCGAGTTCTGGTCTCTGAGCGAGCTTAGCGCCCTTAGGAACGAGCTGCCCAACTCCAAGTGGATGGCGCAGTACCAGCAGAACCCGACCGGCGACCAGAGTGCTATCGTCAAGCGCGAGTGGTGGCAGACTTGGGACCGGGACAAGCCGCCCAAGTGCGAGTTTGTCCTACAGGCGTGGGACACGGCCTTCGAGAAGACCCAGCGCGCGGACTACTCGGCCTGCACTACGTGGGGCGTCTTCTACCAGCCTGACGACAGCGGCGTCACGCAAGCCAATATCATACTGCTCAACGCGTTCCGGGACCGAATGGAGTTCCCGGAGCTCAAGCGGACTGTGCTCAGAGAATATAAGGAGTGGGAGCCAGACGGGCTGATCGTCGAGAAGAAAGCTTCCGGTGCGCCGCTCATTTACGAGCTTAGGTCTATGGGCGTACCCGTACAGGAGTTCACCCCTACTCGCGGCAACGACAAGATCAGCCGACTTAACGCTGTCTCGGACCTGTTTGCTTCGGGACGTGTCTGGGCTCCCGACACACGCTGGGCAGAAGAAGTCATTGATGAAGTGGCTAGCTTCCCGGGCGGCGAGCACGACGACTACGCGGACACTGTGTCCATGGCGCTCATGAGGTTTCGTAAGGGCGGCTATATTACCGCTGACCTCGACGAGCCCGACGAGGTCAGATACTTCAAGTCCAAACGAGGACAGGGATACTACTAATGGCTATCGACAAGTCGCTTAACCAAGCTCCGCTTGGGTTGGACGGGACTCTCTCTAGTGGGGCCATGCCGGGCGTTAACCTGCCTGACGACTACGCTTCGGATGTCGAAGACATCGAGGTTGAGATCGAAGACCCGGACGAGGAAGAAGACGCCGAAGAGGAAGAGGACGTCGAGGAAGAAGACGACGACTTCGCGAGCAACCTTGCGGAAGAAATGGACGACGACGTGCTGTCGGCGCTAGCCGCAGACCTGATGGAAGACTTTGACGACGACGTCGACTCCCGGAAGGATTGGATTCAAACCTACGTTGACGGCCTTGAGCTACTGGGAATGAAGGTCGAAGACCGGACGGAACCGTGGCCGGGGGCCTGCGGGGTCTACCACCCCATGATGAGCGAAGCCCTCGTCAAGTTCCAAGCCGAGACCATGATGGAGACGTTCCCAGCCAAGGGGCCGGTCCGTACAGAGATCATCGGCAAGGAAACGCCCGAGAAGCGGGACGCCGCCTCTCGCGTGGAAGAAGACATGAACTACCAGCTGACTGACGTCATGGTGGAGTATCGGCCTGAGCATGAGCGGATGCTGTGGGGTCTGGGTCTGGCAGGCAACGCATTCAAGAAGGTCTACTACGATCCGTCTCTGGGACGGCAGGTGTCGATGTACATCCCTGCCGAAGACGTCGTGGTTCCCTACGGGGCGTCTAATCTGGAAATGAGCCCGCGCCTTACGCACGTCATGCGGAAGACCCAGAACGAGCTGCGCAGGCTCCAGACCTCCGGGTTCTACCGCGACATTGACTTGCCGGAGCCGGACGACACCTTCGACGAGATCGAGAAGGCCATCGCTGAGAAGATGGGCTTTAGCGCGACGACAGACGACCGGCACAAGCTGCTGGAGATGCACGTCGAGATCAGCATCCCGGACGACAAGTACACCAAGGACGAGGTCAAGGACGGCATTGCTGTCCCCTACGTGGTGACCATCGAGAAGTCGTCGCAGAAGGTGCTGTCCATCCGGCGCAACTGGAACCCGGAAGACGA